ACACTTGATCGCAAACGCGAATCAGTAATTTGTCGGGCGTACACGTAGGATTGACCCACGTCATACCCTCGGGCCATTGCGCGGCATACACCGTTAAAATGGAAGTCGTATAATTCATTGCGGTCGAGAGCAGGGTTCCGAGACGCAATTCCAAGACCGACGTGGTTTCATCCCAATCAAAGGCTTCGGGATTCACATCGGAATCAATCTCAATTTCTGGAGTGGTGTTAATGATCAGCACCCATCGCGTCGGTGTCACTGTGGGATAGGCCGTATGAAACGCGATCCCATCTTCATTTAAAATCAGCCGAATGGCGTTGTTGCGTCCAGCATAAACGGTTTCTTTTAAGCTGCTCATGTCATGCGGCTCTCTGAATAAGATTGCGGGGAGAGGCTTGCACCACGGTCAGGCGTTGTGTCGCCGACTGCACGCCGAAAGCGGGAGTCGCGGACTGCAACCCCGGACGATCTACTCCCGGTGGTATTTCGCCCATGTAAACCACGGGCGTTTTCGGGAAGATCAGAATCGTGGCGCTTGGGACACTCAGCGCTGCGCCGGTCGCAATCCCCGGAGTCGGAGCCGCCACCGTGACCACTGCCGGGAAGGGGAGAATCGTGGCGGTATGAACAGTGGGAGCCGACGAGGCGACTGTGACCGCTGCTAATGGGACTTGAACGATGGCAGCTTGCCCAACACTGGGGACTTGTGCTGCGGCCGTCACCGAAGCCGAGGGGATCGTTACGACCGCCGCTGTAGCGACGTGTGGAGCTACAGCAGCCACATCAACGGTGGCAACCGGGACACTGACTTGCGTGGCGGTGGTGATCGACGGAACCGCACTGGCTACCGTGACGGCGGTGGCTGGCACACTCAGCGATGCGCCCACTTGAATCGTCGGAGCCGCACTCGCCAGGGTGATCGCCGCCGCAGGCACATCGACCGTTGCGCCTTGACTCAGAGACGGGGCCAAAGCAGCGACCGTCACTGTAACGGGCAACAACCCGACATTCGCAAACGGCGAGCACTCGCGATCGGCAGTCAGCGAAGTGATGTCCGCCGTGACGTCCGTTTCGTCTGCCGTGCGCCAATAGCCGTTGACACAGGGCCGAACAGCGCTGATCGACACCGCAGCGGCGGGAACGGCGACTTCAATCGCAGGCGCAGTCGTAATTACTGGCACCGCCGTTGCGACCAACACCGCGACGCTTGGAACGGCCAGACTGACCCCAATCGCCAGCGAAGGCGCTGCGCTGGCGATTGCAATTCCTGCTGCCGGAATAGCAAGGCTCGCGCCCGTTTGCAGGGATGGCGCGTTAGCTGCCAACACTACCGAGGCCGATGGGACATCGACCTGAGTGGCCGTCACCAAGGAAGGTGCGTTAGGAGTAACCGCGACATTTGCTGCGGGAACCGAAAGAGCCACTCCGGCTTGAATCGTCGGAGCCGCGCTCGCTACGACCACGGAAGTCGCCGGTGCCGTTAATGCCGCCCCTGTGGCTAGTATGGGTGCGTTCGCTGCAATCGCCACACCGCTGGTCGGAGCCGTGACCGCCGCACCGGTCTGGATCGTGGGGACCGTCCCGGAAATCGTGAGCGAAGCCACTGGCACCGAGAGGGTTACGCCGGTCTGAATCGTCGGCGCGGAAGAGGCCACTGCAATCCCGGCCGCAGGCACGGTCACACTTGCGCCTGAACCCGTGCTCGTCGTCTCCTGCACCCACCCAAAAGGTGTGACCCGCGACAAACTCCCGGTTTCTTCCAACCAGCCGGAGGGCGTAACGCGGTTCAGAGCCATGAACTAGCTCCGGCCTCTAATAGTAGGATCTAAATACACGGTAATCGACGGCTCACCCACACACACGCGAGCGCGCAGATGGCCGATTTCCGCCGGGGTAATCGCCGACGCGCTTTCCAGGTGCAACTTGCCGAACCAAGAGGTCGCGTTTTCGCCGGTCCAGTCACCCGCACCCAGCGCGCCGGTGGCCTGATCGGCAGCAGCGGCCAATAAGGCTTTTCGATCTGAGACGATTGTTGCTAACGGAAAGCCAGAGGTGCCTTGATAGGAAAATTCGCCCCACACCTCATCATCCTGGTACGCCGTCGCACTACCGGAGCGGACGATTTCTAATGAGGGGGTAATCGCGGACGTGCCGGAATGGTAAACATCAATCCACGGACTGACATACGGGGTGTAGTAACTGCAATTCGCTGTCGTAACGATTTTCCAACTACAGCGATTCGTACCATCATACAATGCACCATCGTTCGCATAAATACCTGTAGCTACGGTGGTTTCGCCAAATGCATCATAATGGGCCATAGTATAATGCTCATCACCCGATGAACAATTATAGAGATAAACCTGCGCTGTCGATTTGTTAAGCGGAGCAGCAAAGGCAGCAACCGTCACTCCAGAACCTATTTTGCAATTCACAAAAGCGACGAAATGATTAGTTATTGATTGGTTTGCAACCAGCGTTCCTGTCACTTTCGATAAATCCACTCCAACAACACGGGTGCTTGGTGATCTATAGCTCGCTAAAAACAAAGCTGTAGGGGCTGTGCTGTCGCTAGAAACACTGCCCATCTCCCAATCAAAGCTAGACGAGACAGAAATACCTTGTGATGCGTGGGCAAATCGGACGATACAATCAGTAAATTTAGTATATCCATTTACTCCCGTTCCGCTGTTTCCAATAGTGAGTGTAGCGGCTGAGCTGTTAGACCCTATCCAAAGATAGCAACCGACTAACTCAAAATGACCTCCATCCGTCACATTAATAGAAATAGTCGCGGTACTGCCCCCTGTGCCAGCAGTCCTGAATGTTATTCCTCTAATAGATACTCGATATGCGCCCGCCAGTTGTATAGAATAACTGGTTGATGTGTGTCCTATCGAGTTACTGGTTCCCATCGTTCCAAGAGTTTGTGGTGGCGCATTGACATTATCATTGCTGCAAATAACATTAACATTATTAGCAAATGTATATACGGCATTTGCTGATAACGTGTCCGTGAATCCCTGATCGACATAAATAATGTCGCCATCGCCGGTGGCCGCTGTGACCGCCCCGGCGAACGTGGTAAACGCTTTCGCCCAGGTCAATCCATCGGAGTTATTTCCGTTACTGGCGACATAATATGCAGTCATTATTCCGCCCCTACCAACGCTTCAAACTCTTGATCGGCCAGTTGTACATCCATCTCAGCGATACGATTCGTCACAATCGTATCGACATCGACACCCAGAGCAGCGAAAAACGATGACATGTATTCCCGTCCATCCTGATCGTACATGCGCAGCACGACGTGCTTACTGCCATTCGCTTGAGTGGATTCTTCTTTCGAGTGCGAAGTGATTGGCATGGCTATTCTCCCACCGCCGCTTGCAGCGTATTCCACGCCGTAATGCGGTTATTCATCTTGGTTTTAAGCGTGTTCCATTGCGTCACGGTCAAGCCAAATGCTGAACGCACCTGAGAATCCGTGAGATCACCGGACTGAATCCGGGCGATGACGAATTTCGCCAGTTGCACACAGCGTTCCCGCTCGGAATTGCGATAGGCTTCCCGGAAGCGCGCCACGAATTGCGCCGCCGTTTGATGTTTTAGTAAGAGGGCCATGTTATTTCACCTTAATCGACGCCACAGCAGTTTCAATCGCCAGATTCAACAACGACACGCCAACTGCAATAGCCACGGACTGACACTCATCCATCACCCGAGCGCGTTTCTGTGTCCCGCTTAACTCCGTAGAATCTAAATCGGTCACGAGGAGTTTCACGCGCTCATAATTGAGCGCGCCCACCAAGCTGCGCACAATCGTTTGTAATGCCGCGACTAGAAAGGCTTTCATGATCTTATTCCGGCGTGTTCAGTTGCGCGTATCCCAACTGATTCATTTCGCCCAGGAACGCAATCAGCTTTTTCTCAATCTCCAAGACGCCCCAATAAGGCATATCTTCCCAAGTCACGGTCGAAGAGGAAAAAGGTTTCTCGTTGTCAGTAATGACCAGCGATAATTTCACATCCAGTCGCTTGTCGTCTTTCATCGCTTTCTCCAAGGCGAGCCAGTAACGGCTTGCCGATAGAATTACTTGTCGTTAAACGAGGCCGAAGTCGGCGCAACCAAATCCGCTCCGGGTACCGATGTTTCCGGCAAATCCAGCACCGGGCGCGAGGTCATCTCTTTCAACAGCTTGCGCATCACGCCAATATTGGAAATCGCCCGCTTGTAATCATGTTCAGTCAGGGAACCCGCCATGCTCGCGCTTTGCGATTGCGACAACTCAACTGCCGTCAGCATCCAGTATTGCGCCAATAGTTCAGTCTGCTCGTTCAGCGGCACTTTCTCACCGTTAATGTCTTCAACGAACATATTGTAGGGTTCAGCCAGATTGATATTAAATCCAGTCGGATGGGTCGCGGGCAAATCAGGAATCGGCTTGGCGTGAATCGCCTCCACCAGCGTTGTCATATAGTCGAGGTAGGAATTCTGACGGCCAATCGACCATTCGTGCATCCCGGAACCCAAAGCGGCGTCGGCTTCCTGCGCCACGGTCTTGCCGAATTCATACGCGGATTTCGCCACCGCACGTAGTTCGGCGTTGCGGTTTGGATATTTCTTGAATAAGTCAGAAAAGTCAGCATTAGCCATGTTCATTACTCCAATAGTGAAACTTCATTCGCCCTGCATAAACGCAAACCGCGCCAGGAGATCAATGCGCTGCTGTAAGTCCTGACGCGCCCATTCGCCCAAATTCGGGCAATACTCATCAACGCATTGGTTCGAGATGCCGGCGACTTTCAGCCCGTTCGGCAACGTCGCCACCAGCACCGCAAACCCATCGACCACATACCCTGTCACCGGAGCCATGCCACGCGACGAACCGTCCGGCCTCGCGCCGATCCAGATCTCCCGGTCATGACCGGCCAGGGGGATGCCCGTGGGAGTCACGATCTCGGGACACGGATCAGCGCTGTACTCCGGGCCGAACGAGGCATCGCCACACGCCAGCGATAGCGCGGGAGCCAGCAATAAACCGAACAATAGCGTTTTCATTTCATGCCCTCAAAAATAAAGTCAGTCATTTAAAACACTCCCCGGCATTGCACCCCACCGCCGCTAACCATTCCAGCCACTTCCTTGCTCAGAAGATTGAACTGTAGTGTCGGATGGCAACTGAGATTTGAGCATCCGAGACATACACTCATCAGCAGACCCATCAAAAACAATAGAAGGAGAGATTGAATAACCCGGCGCGTCAGTGGATTCGCTGCGCCCCACCAACTCGATCTCGGGAATATCCGTTTTACGGGTTCTTTCGTTCGGGTCACGTACTTTGTCCTGGAGAAATACGCCGAGCAATCCCGCAATCGCCATGCCAGCTAATACAATCGCCTCGACCTGATCAGGGCGCAATGCGACACCCGAAACCGTCAGCAACCAGACCAATCCGCGCCATGTCGAGGCCTCGCGCAACCGATTCAATAGCCAGTTCACTATCGACCTCCACAGTAATAATGCTGCGTGTAGAGCGCCACGGCGAGCGGGATTTGGCAGGCGGTTTGCGGCGAAACGACCAGCGGCGGTTGAGCGCATCCCGCGACTAAACCAATCCCGATCACTACAAGGATTTTCATGACCACTCCCGATCAATCTCCGCGACGAGTGCTTTAAACCCTTCCCAATCCGCACGGCAAATATTTAACCCTGTTGAATACCCTACTTCGCCAATCATGACCGAGTGGTATTCCACCTCATCGCTCGGGCGATGCTCAATCTCCGCAATGAACGGACACTGCTCGTTCATAATCAGTGTGGATTGCGTATTGGGATGAGTGATTTTCATGCGCCTTCCCATTCCGTTCCAGTACGAATCGCATGAACCACCCTCGGCCCGCGCAATCGCACCTGTTTGTACCATCGAGATTGCATCAAATGGTCGGCGGCTTTTTCCCAATCACCACTCTTCGCTGCATGGAGGAACCGCCGGAAGTCTGCCAACCTGTACCCCAAGTTGAACGCGAGATTAATGAAAGCCCGTTGGCGCACATCATCCAGATCGCGCCATTGCGCAAAAATGTTATTCAGCCGCCGAATGGCGATCTCAATATCTTCATCCAACAACGCCAGAGCTTCGGCTTTAGTGAGAGTGGTGAATCGCTCACCCCGTTGAATCAAATGCCCGACGCCAATCGTTAAAAAGCCTTCCGAATCGCGGTACGGGGATAGCCGCAATCCTTCGTCCCGCATCAATTCCGCGTACAACTTCTCCCGATCAAAGGTCATCGGGCACCGTCCATTCCGTTCGGGAATCCGCCCACGATCCACTTTGCAAATATTCGTCGCATAACCCAGGAAACTCCGACCGCTGTAGTTCGCAATAGAAAATGTCCGGGTCACTGTCCTGGAACCAGCGACAGGTATGACACGCCAAGGCCGACGATCCCGTGCGTTTTTGCAGTTGGCCTTTCAAGACACTAAGGCCCCAATCGCCGCAAAAAGCCCCAATCCCCCGCCAATAATGACGGTGAACACGGCCAGAAAAATGGCGATGAGTTCCAGAAACTCGATAGCGGGTTTCAGACGATTCATGGCGCTTTCTCGATGACGGTGAACGTCGCAGTCCCCAACGACCATGGGTTCACCACAAAGCGAATGGCGCGGGCGATGTGTGTGATGGTATGCGCGGCGGAAGCCGTTCCCGTCACCACGGCGCTGGCAATGGCGTAAGCGTCCCATTCCTGGAAGCCCTTCACTTGCACGTCGTCATAGGTGGACTGCATGGTGAAGGTCAGGTTGGCCCCGGTACTGAGTTCAATGCCAATGCCGATCACCGGACTGGAATGACGATCCAGCGGAATCCACCCGGTTGCGCCTTGCGCGGCAAAGCCGATGGTGATCGCCCCAGCAGTGGCCGCGCTGACATACACGGACGTGATCGTTTGGAAATCGACCGTGTAGACCGTAGTGGTGGCACTGCTGGCTCCCGCCGTGGTGTACACCATCGGATTGCCGTTCCGGTCCGTCCCGGTGATCGTGAAGGTCTTGGCGGATTCGTTGGCAGCAGTAGTGATGGACAAACGCCGGGGATTGGTGGGCGCGGTGTACACGCCGCCCGACGCATTTGCGCCGTCAATCGTCAGATACCCGGCATCCGCAGGGGTTTGTGAGGCGCACACGGCATTGCCCACCGCTGCGCTAATCGTGATGGATTGGGTGGTGACTCGTTGCATTCGTGCGGCCTCAAGAATCCGTTAATAGCGGACAGGAAAGAAACCGGGGATTCATTCCCCCATATTCCTCAGATAATCCGCCGATTTACCCCGCAATCTCCGGGTGTTATCCACGGCTTTTTCTCCGGGGGCCGACGTTTTGCGCAAGACATCCGCTGCCCGATTGGCGGGTTCCTGGTTAATGCCCGAA